GAACCATGCAATTGAGCCGCACTCAATGCGGCCTAACACCGTTAGACGCCGGATTATCCGGCTGACGCCGTTCGCGACTGCACAGAAACTGTCGAAAAGTGACATGATCTGCACACTCCGATTCCGACTCCCCGACGACCAGGGCGACTTCGACGCCGCCCGGCTGGGCCGCGCCGCCCTCGCCGCCCTCTGGCAGATCGACCAGCACTGCCGCAGCCTGCTCAAGCACGGCGAGCCCACCGACGAAGAGCGGGGACTGGCAGAGGCGATTCGGGCGATGATTCCGGCGGAGTTGCTTGAGGTATGACCGATATGCAGGGAGTTAGCCTCGTCAACCACCTGCGACTGATCTCTGGCTACCACATGGGCACAGACCTCGCGGAGCGGATGGCGACCGCCGAGCGATTGCAGCGGCAGCAACGCGAGGCACTTGCCAAGGCGGCAGACGAGATCGAGCGGCTGACCGCCGAACTCGCGAAACTGCAAGCCCGTGATGCGTCCAGCGTAGGCTAGAGGCATCGGCCCCGCGTCGGGCAAGCCCCGCGCCAACACTGGAGGAAGCATGAGCGAGATCAAGATCAAGCGACGCACGCGTAACGTCTCAATCACCCTCGGCACGGCAACCGCCGACGCGACCACCATCCGCGTCGATGACATGGCCGGCGGCTGCATCTCGGTTGGCACGATGGTCACGGCATCCGCTACCCTCCAGTGCTGGGGTGCGATCGCCGAGGCTGGCCCGTATCGCCGCGTCTATGGTGCCGATGGCTCGGTCGCTGATGTCACGCTCGCCCCAAGCACGACCGATGGGCGCATCTACTCGCTGCCCGATGCCGTGTTCGCAGTTCCCTACGTGCGGATCGTCAGCGGCACCACGAACTCGACCGGCACTGTCGGCGTGGTCTCGTTCAAGTCGTGAGCCCGTGCCCACTCGCATACCCACTCACAGGCCGCCGCGTCTCCGCTCCGCTAGCGTCACTGCGGCAGAGCAGCGACCCAACGCGGCAGCCCGTGGGTACTGCGACTCGCGGCACAAGGCGTGGAGGCTCGCGGTGCTGACGCGTGACGCGTGGCAGTGCCAGGACTGCGGGCGGGTGTGTGCTGACAAGCGAGAGGCTCACGCGGATCACATCTCGCCGGTCGTGCATGGCACCGATGTCTGCCGCGATGGGCGATCGCGGTATGACGTTGCCGGCGGTCGCTGTCTCTGCGTTCGATGCCACAGCCGCAAGACCAACAAGGAACTGCACAAAGAGCGGGCAGCCGGTGCGCGAGGGGAGGGCGGGTGATGCCTTTCCGAGCACGTCTGAGGAAAACCAGAAGTTCCTATAGGGAGGGGCGAGCGAAAGTAACGGCAAGGGGGTAGGTCTGCCGCCGCCGCCCGGTTTTTACGCCGCAAAAAACGGCAGCCACTTTCGAGGTCAGTCATGGGAAGACGCGGGCCGAAACCGATCCCGACCGAACTAAAGATCCTTCGCGGGAACCCCGGCAAGCAAAAGTTGAACGCGGACGAGCCGCAGCCGCCGGCCGACGGCATCGCGATGCCGCCACACCTGGGCGAAGTCGCCGCCGCCCGGTGGGGCGAGTTGCTGCCGATGCTCCAGGCGACGCGGGTGATGACGCGGGCCGATGTCGAGGCACTCGCCCGGTACTGCGATACCTGGGAGTGGTGGCTTGCGGTGCGGGTCAAACTCAAGGCGGAAGGCGACACGTACCCCATCCTCAATGACGGCGGCGAGATCAAGTACATCGCCCAGCGGCCCGAGGTATCGATCGCCCACAAGCTCGCCGGGCAACTGCGGCAACTGGAGAGCGACTTCGGTCTCTCGCCTGCCGCTCGTGCCTCGCTGAAGGTGGAACCGGATGCCAAGGCGGAAAGCGCGATCGACAAGTTCCGAGCCCTCAAGGCTGCCCGCAAGGCGTGAGCCCGAGCGGGTCGCGGGCTACACCTACGATCAAGACGCCGCCGATCTCGTGGTCGGATTCTTGGAGTCGGTGTGCTGCCACACGAAAGACTCCCCGACCGCGAAGGCCGGCGAGCCGATGCGGCTTTTGGAGTGGCACAAGCAGGACGTGATCGAGCCGCTCTACGGGTGGCGAACCGAGGACGGGCTGCGGCGGTATCGGCTCGCGTATCTGGAGGTTCCCAAGAAGAACGCGAAGAGCACGCTCCTATCCTGCCTTTCCATCTGGCACCTACTCATGGAGGGCGAGGGCGAACTCGGGTGCATCGCGGCGAAGGATCGCAACCAAGCGGCGATCATCTTTGACGAAACCGCCGCGATGGTGAAGCGGTCGCCGGAACTGGCGGCGTCGCTCGAAGTGGTCGATTCGCGGAAGACGATCGTGTGCATGAGCACGGGATCGAGCCTGCGGGTGATCTCGCGAGATGCCGGGGCGGCGGAAGGCCCGTCCTATTCGTTCGTCTTCTGCGACGAGTTGCACGCGTGGCCCGATCGCCGGCTGTTCGAGGCGTTGCGGTACTCGGGTCGATCCAGGCGGGAGCCGCTGCTCTGCACGATCACCACGGCCGGCGACCGGCGCGACACGATTTGCTGGGAGCAGCACGAGTACGCGGAACTGACAACTGCCGACCCGAACTACGATCCCCGCTTCTACGGCAAGATTTTCGGGGCGAAGACTGACGGCTCGGAGGATTTCTTCGACCCGGCGGTGTGGCGGCGGGTGAATCCCGGCATGGGCGTGACCATGACCGAGGAATCGTTCGCGGCGGATGCCCGCGAGGCGAAGAACAAAGCGACCAAGCTGAACGGGTGGCTCCGCTACTCGCTCGGGGTCTGGACTGAGAGCACGAACCGCTGGCTCGATCCCGAGAAGTGGGCCGCGTGCTCGGGTGGCCCGACCTCGCCCTTCGCCGGGCGGAAGTGCATCCTCGGAATGGATCTCTCGAAGAGCACCGACCTCTCCGCGATGGTCGCCCTCTACCCGTGCGAGGGCGATGAGTTCGAGGTCGATGCGATGTTCTGGGCTCCCCGCGATCTCATCATGGAGCGGGAGCGAACCGACCGCCAGCCGTTCCAGCATTGGGTGAACTCGGGGTACATCACCGCCACCGACGGGAACGTGATCGACCACTCGAAGATCCGCGAGTACGTGTTGGAGTATGCGAAGACGCACCAGATCGAGCACGTCTACATGGATCTCACCGGGGCGGTGCAGTTGGCCGTGGAACTGCAAGGGGCGGGCTTGAAAGTGGCAGGATGGAGCCAAGGCTTCCGGGGCATGAGTTCGGGCACGAAGCGGCTCGAATCGCTCGTGCTTCAGAACCGGATACGCCACGGTGGCAACCCGGTGCTCTCGTGGATGTCGGCAAATGTGACGGTGGAGACGAACTCGTTTGAGGACGTGCGGCCGGTGAAGAAGAAATCGACGGGCCGCATCGACGGGATCGTGGCTCTGATCTTTGCTCTCGGTGGCTGGGAGTCTTCGCAGATCACGAACAAGCCCGCAGCCGAACCCTCCATCCTCATCCTATGATCGCCCCAAACGCTCGCATCCTGTGGCTTCCCGGCGAAGACTCCCGCAACTGGGACTATGAGTCTGGCAGTTGGGCTTCGAGCAACCGCAACCCCAGCGGCGTGAAGGTGGACGCCGAGACGGCACTCCGCTCGACCGTGGTGCTCGCGTGCATCCGCGTGCTTTCGACCAGCGTCGCCGGGCTGCCGTTTCATCTCTACCGCCGGCTTCCGGGTGGCGGGAAGGAGATCGCCCGCGAGCATCCGCTCTATCGGCTCTTGCACACGCAGCCGAACTCGTGGCAGACCTCGTTCGAGTGGCGCGAGCAGATGATGCTGCACTTGCTCTCGCACGGGTTCGCCCTTGACGAGAAGGTCTACACGGGCGGGGCGATCAGCGAGATCGTGCCGTTGCACCCGAGCCGGGTGAAGACCGAGCAACTTGAAAACAACCGCCTGCGGTACACGTACCGCGAGGCGTCTGGCTCTTCGACGGTTTACACCCAAGACGCGGTGATGTCGGTGCGTGGGATGTCGGATGACGGCGTGAACGGGATGAGCACGATTGAGCTCGCCCGCGA